CATATAATAGATGATTTATCTGACTTATTAGATGATTTTAATCTATTAATAAAAATATCTATCAAAAGATCTTCTGAAATTTTATCTAGATAAAAAGTTACTTTTTTCTTAGATTCATTTATTCTTTCATTCATATCTTTTCTTCCTTAACTATGTTATATTATCTTTATCCAATACACATTTTCATTGTATCAAAAAAGACCAATAAAGTCCTGTTTTTACATAAGATACGTTATCGGACACGTTTTTTGACTCTAAATTTTTACTTATTTTTAGCTCAATTTTTCTAAGGTAATGGTGGTAGCAATAAATAGTGCGTAAATTGATGTTCATCACAATCTTCATCAATTTCATAATCATCATGACGATCATACGCTATTAAAGAAAAATAGTTTCCTTGATCAATGCCATTATTAATAATCTTATAATACTGTACTATAAACGGCTTGCCATAATATAATGCAACAAATTTAGATCCATCTTTAGGAAGTTCATCAATCGAATTTATCTTTATCCATTCCATCATTTATCTACTTATCATTTAGTCCGTTCAAATGTTAAACACACTTAACACTTAGTACTTTATTGCAATCTATTATCGGTCATTGTTGCATAGAATAACATTGAATGCAAAGTAAAACTCTCTAACGAGATCGACTTCTTTACCATCTGATCAGGATTCCATGTCATATTAAACTGAATGAATGAGCCATATACATTAGGATATATAGAGTGCCACAATTGCTGCTGATACTGTTCATAAGGATAAAATACCGGATTGTAAGGCTTTGTCTCCAAAATAGTTACATTCGTATTACCCCCTGTACTTGGCATCATATTAATAGATACTTCTCCCGATTCTGTTCTATCTACCAAGAAGTCTATTTTATCAATAGCAAAATTGACCCCTTTGTTCAAAAAGAAGTTATATTGCTTTGTAGTCAAACTTATCTGAGGAACCAATGCAATAGTACCGCCTCCGGAATACGTTCCTGTAACAGCAACTTGTATCGTAAATGTATCAACGGTAGGTGTACTCAGTATTCTAAAGATATTACCATTCAGCTGTGACAAGGTTCCACTACCCTGTATATAATCTAAAAGTACCCATTGCTGATTGGTTAGATTATGGTTCATCGCAGTAATAGTAGCTATACCACTTGTTATTGATATCTGTGTAATCTGCAAAACACCAGCGCATCTTCCAACATCTCTGGTCATATAGAAAGTATAACCCTCTTGGTTACCAGCAACAACGCGAATCATACGTGCTTGGTTTGATCCTTCATTCCATTGCGTTTCCCAATCTTCCCATGGATAACTTACCAATTGATTCCATGAAAGATTGTTATTAAAGTTAATATATCCAAAAGCGGTAATAGAATCATCCCACGTTGCCCATGAATCATTCTTATAGTTATAGACTAACATCTGATTAGGGTATTTCACATCAGGATTGACCGTATCTACTACAGGAACTGCCCAATAGGTAAGCTCATTCTGATAATCTCTTATACCCTGAACTCTTTGTGGCCCTGAATTAGAGTTTGATATTTGAAACACATAATCAGGTATTTTACTATCTATACGATTTACATTCATACCATTAGTTACATGAACACCAACAGCACCAATGCCCATAATTCCTTTATCAAAAGGTATAAGCGAAAAAGTAGATTCTGATCCGAGTTCTATATTAATATTCTGCCAACGGAATGGTTGTATTTCGTTATTAGTATAAACAAGCTCCCAAGTACTTCTTTCAAAGTAGACAATCATACGATCACGGAATATTTGAGCAGATATGATTTCCTGTTGCGTAGGTGCATCAATAAATCCACCTTTACCATATACCCCATTAGCAGCATCATACCAAGCATCAGTAGCTGTAGGATTACCTATTTGTGAATAGCGACATCTATTTTGATATTGAGTAGGTGTCGCAGCACCGGGATTCTCCCATGTATTAAAGAGAAGTAATCTTCCTTTAAACTGAATAACGATTAGTGCTGTTATAATCTCGGTATTAGGTGAAGCACTATACGATACACTCAATTGGTGCCATATACTATCAGATTCTGTAAGGTATCTAATACCATCAGCTTGAACAAAGTTTGTGGTGAAAAGAGCAAGATCACTAGATGTTACCGAACGAAACATAGATGAATAAAAAAAGTCACTGTCTGATCCAGTCCATGTAGTTGGCCCAGAGGTAAACTGTCTCCAACCAACAGAGGATATAAACTCATAAGCAAATTGAGTATCAAATGCTATATACCGTTCAATATTTACTGCAGAATTGCTCTGTAATATTGCAAACCCCATAACAGGTTGTGCAGGATAAAAATAAACATCAGTATTAGCTGTCGCTCCAGTAAAGACATAGCCTCCTGTTGTCGTATCAAATGTCCCTGTTCCTGTTCCCGTATTAAGCATAACAACAGGATTGCCAGTCGTAGGAACCGTAAAGATCTGGTCCCCTATAGAGAACATCTGTCCTTGATTGAACTGTGTACCAGGAACATTTCCTGCAAGATCTCCAAGGCCATCCGTAGGTCCTAAATCAACCCTTAAACGCGAGATCAATTGTGGATTGGTAACTGATGGATTATTACCAAAGAGAAGCGACGATCCTAATCGTTTAACTACTCTACTGCGCCAAACATAAAGATTTTGTATGTCAGAGAATGCCTCTTCAGGAAGAAGAAATGGTTTAATATCGGTCTCTAAACCGGTCTCATAATTAGCAATAAGAAATCTTTGTGTTTGTGCCATGTTATACTCCTATTGCAATCCATTTAACTCTAGCGGCTAATGGTACTCCCGATGTATTTCTTTGCTGACATATAGTTTCAAAGGTTGTAGCAGTTAATATTCTTCCACCTGATACATAGGTATCATCCATTAACTGAGCACCATTAGATACCATAACAAAATAAAGTTGTGTGAATGGTTTTCCTAAACCAATAGCATTTGCATCAGTAGAAGTAACACCACCTGTTTTAGAAACTGTTGCCCATTTCATAAGTAGACCAGAAGGAAGCATCGTCCATCCATTAGTAGTGCCACCAGTCGCCGTCATAGGAATAATGTCACCATCAGAAGGCCTTCTAAAGGTGAGTTCTAAATTACCGGTGTCAGCATTTGTAATACAATAAGTAGCAACTTCTGTAGCTAATGTAGATGGATTAGTTACACCTTGATCAGGCATAGTAACCCATTTATGTTTACCTTGATCAGCAAGATCAAAGCTAACGTGATTAACATTAACTAATGTATTAATTCCCTGAAAGTTAGCCAGTAATTGAGGTTGTGAATTTGCTGGAATATCAGTTGGGGCCGGAATATTAGGATTATATGACACGATCTCTCCCTTACCAGTTATTTCCATATGGGTTATATCCATATGATTGATTATTAAATGTATATATTGTTGCCACTCTTTGATTAGCCTGTTGTACTAAGGTAGTTCTCAGCACTAATCGTTCTTGTTTATTGAATTCAGGCATGATTGCATTAACCGATTCAAGATCCATACGATTCTCAAATATCTTTTTAGCAGCTCCGTAAGCGATATATTGCCACCATTGTTGTAAATAAGGAGACTGGTTAGTTGAGATAAACTGTGTAGGTCTGACATATGCATTAAGGGTAACTTTATATGCTAAATCAGGAACAGGCCTCAATGTAAAAATATTATCATAGAATAGCATCATTGTAGGCCTGCCTGCGGCATAGGGATACGTTTCTGAATAAATTACTGCACCAGCTGCCGGTGGTGTTAAAAATATAAGAATAAAATCACCAGTAAGATAATTTATAGTCCCATAATTACCACTAGGAATACCATTAGGATTTCTTAAAATCCCCGTCCCTTCATCATATAAAACTAAGCCATTATTATTTGCATCTTTAGCAGTAAATGTAACTTGGCCAGGAAGAACTGGAATTTGGGATAGCTTACCATTAAATATAGTTAAAATACCATCGCCAGATAATCCAGTACTAGCAATACTGTTCACATAAGGAAATGCACGATAAAATTCAGTTCTGCTCTGTGTATACGAAGCCTCATAACCTGCTATATAGACAGGTGGTTCGACAGATATATAATTTTGATAGAATTCATAAAGAGGATTAGCTGGGTCTGTAGATGCTGCGTATGTATCAACATTGGGTTGTGTAAAAAACGAGAATGTTGTCTTTAAAGCAAATAATCTAAGGTTTTCAGGAAAATCATAGAGCACAAAGGTATTAATCTGTTGATCCATATCAGCAGTAGAAAGCTGTGCTTCACTAGGACTTCGCGTAAGCTGTCTTATCTTAGTATATATTGCCTGTAATGTTGAATTTGCCGGAACTACCATAATTTATCCTTCGGATTACAATCCTTTTCATAATATTACCGAGCGATATTACCACTCTTCCCAATCTTTATAAAACATTTACTACAGCAGCTGTTAAAATATCAGAATCTTCACCTATGGGAATAACCTGTGGCAACTGTGTAGTAAATCTCGTTGACCCATCTGGTGGGACTACCGGTGTTACAAATGGTTGATAATGAGTAGAATCTAAAGAGATACTAAACTCTGTTGGACTTATAACGGTAATAGTACCAATCTGATTATTAATCTCTTGCATTCCCCACGGATAATACCCATCAACAAAGGGAACTGTGATACGCACTATCGTTCCCGTGATATAACTATTATCAAAGCTGGTTGTTATAATAGCTGGATTAGAGTTAGTTATATTTGTTATAATGCGCATTGCTGGTTTATATGTAGGAAATTGTAATGCTGATATGCTCATAATTACATGTGTCTCACTGTTACAATTTCCGTCTCTTTAGATTCACCAATTTCAGCTGGGTCTATAAAGTCTAATGGATGGAATCCGAACCTTCTCTTTTTTTCGCCAATGCATGATAATGGAACTCCTGCTTCATTTAGAGCATATTTATGAATAGGATACCAACCATTATTATTAAGATGCTTAGCAACACCTAATGGTATAGTATATATTTCTCCATCTCTGAGAGTATAACTTTGAATATCGTCCCATTTATATGCTTTAAATGGAAAGCTAATCTCGCCGCCCTCGCATTCATAAAACTTAAATATACCCCTTACCATCTCTCTGTCACGCTCGCACATGCTCATAAGATTTTTTCTATTCTCTTCATTACGAGTTTCGCGTTCAGCGACAGTTAAAGATTTCTTTTTTTCTTCAAGCTCAAGCGTTGATATTTTTTTGTTATCTTTTGATTCTATAGATGTTTGTTTCATATGTAATCCTTATAGTAAGGGGAGAGATTATCTCTCCCCATTTTAATATTCTCTTTACAGTAGATCATCGCTAAATGAAGTACCGGCAATCCAGTAAATCACATCGCCATTTTCTCCGGCAGGAGATAATGAACCAGCCTGTAGATTCACACCAATCATTGCTGTATTGAGTGTTGCATCTGAAAGGATGTTAACATTCTCTTGTAATGCTAGCGGTGTATTTTCACCTATTGGCACAACTTGAGCAGGTGTAAATGGTACATCAGATGACGCTGGATAAGCTTGGTTGTTTCCAGAGCCAAACACATTCCATGCACCAAAAGATGATGTATCAAAATCAACCACAATGTTATTAGCTGTTCCGCTATTATTAGGCTCATTTCCCGCACGAGCAACATTCACAGCAACAATAGTTACTTGTTGTTGATCAAGAGCAGCAAAGTTTTCCCAAACTGAAGTTCCTACTCCAGTGCTTGGGAATTCTAATCTAATCTGTTGTCCAACTTGGTAATCATGTGTTACTGAAAGATAGATCTTAGCCTGTACTTCAGACGATACATAAGTAATATATCGACGTGAAGGATACCATACTGAATCATGAGCAATCAATCTCCAACTACCAGCAGTAGATGCTGTAGAGTTAGCAAGATTAATGTTGCCCAAAGTAAAAGTATTAGTATTCGCTGCGGTAATAGAAAATTCCATTCCACCAACTTGTGGTTGGTTATTCATAGAATAGAGTCTTACGATATTACCAACAGATAGTCCATGACTATTAGAAGTAACCACAGGTGGATTAGCAGCCGTCATAGCTGTTAATGCAGCAGTTCTTCCAATAGGGCTTAAAGATGTATCAAGATAAAAGAATCCAGCATTAGCAGCGATCTGTGTTGGAACTAAAGCTCCAATAGTAGCCTCTTTTACAAGAACTTCTCCACGACCATCTGTCATACCATTTTGGAAATAATATTCAGCGCCTTTTCCTGCGCCAGCAGCATATGAATTGGTTTCATTTATTACTCTTATCCAATTCCATCCTGAACGCAAATTCAGATTAACTGCTTCTCCGGTAGAGGTAAATCTACCCTGTAATGTTTCTGCCATAATTAAATCCTTTTAAGCAAGAGTGCATCGAGCATTAACGATCCATTGGTCATTTGTGATTCGTGGGCACATTGCGGTCTTCCATCCGACAGAACTGTTCATTGCCAATGGACCCGAGAATTGCGGAGGTAGATACACAAATGTATCTTTATATCCATCTTGTTCAACCATCGCATAGGCTTCTAATCCCATACAGAAAATATTGTACACATTAGCACCATTCATCGATGCATTCGGTGTAACTGATCCAATAGAAGATATTAAGAATCTTAAGTTAGAAACACTTCCATATTCACTTTGCAATATTCCTGATTGTGAAGGATATTGTGCCTTTGGAACGAATCCAACAACGTTATCAAGATTCCTAATAAGCTTTGTAGAACACATTGCAAAATAGGCATCACGAGTTGGCGCTGTACCGAACTTATCTTCACCACCGATCATATTCATAATCGTGTATGCGTTAGCATCCATCAATGAAGTAATAACATCATCAACATCTGATCGTGTTATTTCCGTCGGACTGTCTCCATTTGTTCCACCAGTGCAATTTATAAAACCTGCAGTAGCTGCTAACATATTCCTCGTTAGCTCATCTTCTGATTGTCTTAATGAAACACCAAGACGAAGAGTAAGTTCATTAAGAACGGGATCCTCGTTAGTTAATGTTACCTGCTCATTTACAATAATATATTGTCCGTAATAGGACATTTTTGCATCGATGTCGATAGCGGTTGCCACTGTTGCCGGTGGTGTAATTCCGGAATTTCCCAGTGGGACTAGAGATGTTGGAAGAGGATTATATCTTCTCATACGCAATGTATTACCGCTGTTCCGTGGCATAGTTTTTCTATCTGCAGCCAAATTATGGATGAGATTAGGAACTGGCACTGAAAGCAGTTTATGCGCAAACGCCTGTTGGACAGCAGGCGACAATACGCTGGTAGTAGTTATAGCCATTATTTTTCCTTTCCACTGTGCGAATGCTCAATGGATTCTTAAATATATAATTGTTTTATACACTCAAGTGGACGAGTCTTTATACGGTCCGCGAGCTGAACGACTTCTCTATGCTATTCAAGATAGCTACGGTTCATGAGAGTGGCGAATTCTCTATACGGCCACCTCTAATAAAATACGTTGCCCAACAAAAATCAAATAAAATTGAAGAAAAGAATGATACGTTATATGATCTTAAAACTTCATTACTCATTCTTACATTTTATAGATGTAAGATCCTTCCCCTCTGGTTTCTTTTTAAATAAAGGAACCAAGGGGTAAAAAATACCCTCTTCTATCAAAAGATAGAGAGAGGGATTAAAGTGAAGAATTCTATTGTTTTTTCTTAGCGTAATATAGCATTTCTTTATACTTATTAGCCATATAATTCTTATCATCTACATTAAATGCATTTGCTTCAGCAATAGGATTTGTAGATTTTGAAGGAGAAATTGATTGGACTGATCTTGGCTTATTTGCATTAGATTGAGCACGTTCTCTATCAGATGCGTATATATCTTCGTTATAGAGACCTAAGTTCTTTATAGCATCATATGCTGCTGCTGAACCATTATATTGATCACGATGATATGCTTCACCTATGGTAGTGGCCAGTGAAGGGTATTTCTCTTTTAGTAATTGAATTGTGTCATCATTAACAACTTTATCAAAATCAGGATATCTCATTGCTAGTTTATATTCTGAAGTTGATTTAGCTATCTCTTTTTTAATCTGCTGAAGCTCTTCATCGAAATGTTTTCTTTGCATAAGATCATCAGGGTCGTAAGAAGGCTTTTTTGCTTCTTCTAACTGTCTAAGCCTATTTGCAAGTTCAAGATTCTCACGCTCTAATTTCTGTTTCTGCTCTCTGAGATATCTCACTGCAATCTTATCTTCTTTAGGCTTTTGAAGATCTATTTGTTCTACTGGCGCTTCTTCAACAGATTGCTCTGGAGCAGAAATAGTATCTGCGCTAGTAGCCTCATTTACATATTCGTTGTTTAATTCGTCCATATTACTCCTTCATTGTTTAATTTTTGAGCTAATTTATCTAACGTTCCATCATAAAAATCTAAAACGAAATGTAATAATCCCTGTTCTTCTGGCGAAACTTCTAAGGCATGGTTTTGAAATACCGTAGCTGTTTCAAGATCTGGCATTACCCATAAAAGCTCAATTAGCCTATCCTTTCTATGATATTTGTAAACAATTTGATCATAGGATGGAGTGGGACAGGATTGTCTAGGAAAGTAATAAGCTCTATATACATTCAAGAGAGCCCGTTCACGTTTATAAAGAACAACAACGAAGAAATCTCCTTCATATTTTTTAATTCCATTTTCAACGCACGTATATATTTCTTGCTCATACTTTTTATGTATTTCACGTTGATATTCAAGTGGATTTACTTGTTCCAGCCCCTTTTGCATAAGATCTGTAGCAATTTTCCCTGCTGTTACTTTATCATTCATTACAATCCTGAAAATCTATTTACGTTTTTTACGCTTTGCTTCACTTAGACTGATCGCTATAGCCTGTTTCGGATTAGTAACAATAGGGCCATTCTTTGAGCCACTATGTAATTCACCCTCTTTAAACTCATTCATGACAACTTTTATCTTCTTTTTATAATCTTTTTTCTTAGGTTCTTTCTTTTCAGAAATCTTCTCTTTTTTAGGCTCTTTGCTAATAGATTTTATAAGTTCTTTATCTTCAGAAGCCTCTTTTTTGAAGTTTTTTATATCACCTTTTAAATGTTTGATTACTTTTTTATTACAACTCTTATTCTTCATGGTTTCTTAACTTTCTTTTTAAATTTTGATTCAACAATAGGCTTTACGCGAATATTTTTTCCACGTTTTATCTTTTTAATTGCTCTTCTTTTTACTTTGTCCATCGTGCATCCTCTGTTAAGAGTTCTTTTTTAATCTTTTTCTGTTTTGGTGATTCAATATCTATACTATTCTCAGGTGGCCCCAAAATGGTATACGATATCTTATTAGCAACCTTATTGCATCTTGGCATAGCCGGCATAAGTAATCCTTTCTATTAATGTTATATCTTTATAACACTACGCTCAAAAAAAAAGAAATAAAAAACCCCCAAAGTTTTTACACTTTGAGGGAATATTTAAACCAACCTTGTGTATTATCACAAGCAAATAGAGCATACCATTATTTTGGTTCATAAAATACTTTAAGCATATCACTCCTTGTTTTTTCTGGGGTGAGGCTCATTCCAGAAACCATAGCAAGTTCTTTTTGACATTGAAGTGGATTTCCACAAGCATCAGATGCCAATTTCTTTACAAACCATCCACTACCATTTCTTGAATAACATTCTTTAAAATCTTCAGCTATCATTTCAAATTCTTTCATAGCTATAGCACTTTCTTTATATTCTTTCTGAATGTAAGAAAATGAATGAATATAACTCTTATAAGACTCTAATGCCCTTCTTCTATTTTCAATACGTTCAAGAGACGCCTCTCCTGAATATTCCTTTTCAACATGATCTATTACTGCATCTGTTGCCCTTAGCGCAACAGGAACCGCTACTGCAATAGCTCCAGCCAATATTATATTTTGAGGAAGATTTTGCATAAGCACTTGAGTTGCCTGTGATCCAAAATTTTGCATTCCATTGGAAAGAATAGGAGTATTAGTATCGAAAGATTCCTTAATATTTTGACTAGTCTTCTCAATAGAATTACCTATAATTTGAGAAGCAGGCTCTGCAAAATGCTTCCCAGCATCTGCACAATAGCCATCTTTTTGAGGTTTTTTATCAGGATGAGCCCAAGACAAAAAAGGTATAGTCATAGTAATCATCATCATCATTTTTTTCATATAATTCCTTAATGCTTTTTTAATTATTTATAGTTTTCTTATTGTATTTTAGTTGTTTCTGAAACTATATTGTTATATAGCTTATAAAGCTTTTTCAGCAGAAAATACTCTATGCATACACGAACAGCGATATGCTGCATTCTATCTAATTCATTACGATGAACGGTTAAAGTTGGGCATAGGGGCTCATTTATTGCTTTTTCAATATCTGTATTAGTATCAAAAGCATGAGCAATATACTGTTCAAGTCTATTAATTTCTAACCAGATCAAGTGCTTTTGTTCATTATCATATCCATAGCCTAAGCAACTAAATAGTTCTGATGCCTCTTCATTAATTTCATCAATCATCTTTTCTCTTCGATTGATTTCGTCTCTTAATAATTCAATCTTTTCAAATCTATTGAGCTGAGCCATTATCTCAACATTTTCTGTTGATGTTTTTGCCATTAAAGGGCTTAAAGATAATAATGTTAACAATATATATTTCATCTTTTTTTCCTTTTGTTTATCCACTCTTTGATTAAAGTTTTACCGAATGTTAAATATAGAATAAAGATACAGAATGGTATAATAAATTCTCCTGTTATCATATTACACCGGCCCTGTTGCCACTGCACCAGCTAATCCACCACAAGCCGCTCCTACCATTGAAGCCGCTTCAATTGGTGCAGCAAACTGAGCGCACAAGGACATGCTAACAACAGGATAAAGAGGGCCAGTAGCCAATGAAACAACATGAATAGTGCCATAGCCAGCAGCATATACTACGCTTTTTCCAACCCAGAATCCTACAAAGCCACCCCAATAGCCACCACCATTAACCCTTCCTTTGATATCCATAGAATATCCATCAGAACATTCTTTGATATCTAAGTAAGCATTACCAGAATTAAGTACGGCAGCAAGCTTAGTAGGATCCATTGATCTTACCTCTTTGCTCACCATATAGTTTGGTATGTTGGCATTAAATTCTTTTGAAGATAGTTTGTAATGAGATGGGAACTTTTGAATTGATAATTGGCCAGCATTAACAGCTGAACATAGAGATATTAAAATAATAATGATTCTTTTCATGAATCAATTCCTTCATATTATATAATTATAAGATCCTAAACATTTAATTGCACTGCATTGTTTTACATATTCTTACTCCAATTGAATTTTTGTAGATTTATATTTTTATATTATAACATATCGATAAAATGTATCAAATAAAACATGGCCTCTTTGTTATTAAGAGACCATGCCTTGAGACTGTGTGAGAGCTTATTATGGAAGTATAGAAGTAATTAATACTTCGACTTACTCCTATGATTTCTTGCAGCGCTATCATCGGAACCAATCTGACTATCAATACCACTTATTGTATCATCAAGATCAGAATTCAGACCATAAGGTGCTTTTGGAAATGGTTTAATGACCACATTTTGTGGTAAATTTCCTATTGAACTTCTGTCTTCAGAAATCATTCCTTTGCCTCTTTTTGCCATTGCTGACTCCTAACTAGAAACGTCCTCCTTCGCCTTTATGGCTACGGCTGGACAGGTTATTATAATATCCTCTAACTATATACCTTGAAGCGCTGATAATTGATTATCTTGCATCGTCGGCTCTATATTCTGCTCTCCTGTCTGTGGCATTGAACCTTTTAATGGTTGTCCAGCAGCAGCGGCTTGGTGTTTCAAAGCGCTTGAAACAAGATTCTGTACTGCTGAGGGATGCGGGGCTGGTACATTAGCAGATTCTTGCTCCTCTTGTCTAACCATACGGGAAAGCGAAATAATCTTTTCTAGCTGTTCTAAATCTACTGATTCAATCTCTTTCATAGCCTGAACAAGATGCAAGAGCCCAAGCTCTCTATCCTTGATAGCTTCAGCTTTACGCTCAACAGCAAGCTCATGGTTTTCCTCAATGCGAGATAGACGTTCAAGTCCAAGTCCTTCATTAGCAGCGGCTTGTGCATTGACCAATTTAGCTTGAGCAGCCATATTTTCAGCCTCAAGTTCAAGCTGTCTTTGTTGTTCTTGTTGAGCTTGTTGATTCTGTTGCTCAATAGCCTCAATAAGTTTCTTCTTATCTTGTAATGTAGCTGCTTCAATAATAACAGAATCAGGAATAGGAATTCCCATCTCTTTAAGATGCATAAGCTGAGCAAATTGCATCTGCTTCTGCGTAGTAGTGTTCATGCCTTCTTCAATAGCAGCATCATAACGACCAAATGTCTTATTATAAAACTGATCAGTAGGTTCTTCGCCAATGATTCTTTTGATTTTGCCAGGAACGAAATTGTTCTGTACTATCTTCAATATGATCTTGCCTAAAGTCTTTTGTGTAAAATCTAATTGATCGAATAACATCTGTAATGTTGTAAGTCCTGCGCCTTGTCTCAGCATGGAAAGTATACCAGCCTTGTCATCATTTGCGCTACCGAGTAACTCCTCATTCACTCCAGATATCTCAGAGATTTCTTTTCCTAAAAGTTCTGAAAGTTGAATCATTGATGGTGGTATTTGAGCAGGCTGTATCTTCTCAACATCAGACATAGAAGCTTCTTCTTTAAGAGCTAAACCTCTACCTTGTCCTTCTAAGAATACATGCTCTGGATTGACCAATGCATTCTCTTTAAATTTCCAACCTGAGTTGATCTGACTTTCCAATATGTCAAGTTCAATGGTTCTTCGACGGTTATATAAATACTGACTGTCACGCAAAGCTCTTACAATTCCTTGGCAACGATATTGGAAATAAGGGAGATCAGGGTAGTAATAACAGAGCGTAGGAACAAAAGGGTAACAGTCAATTCCTGCTGGTTGCGGTCCATCGTACATGACTTTACCCTGAACAACTATAGCAAGTTTAACGGTAGCAATATCCTGTTTAATAATAGTGAGTTGTGGATACTGCTTTAGAAATCTTTGTAGTCCCTCTTCATCATTAGATTTCCATTCTGTTGATTCGCCCGTTTGGGTATCTATGAGCATACGAGCTTCTCTATAATCTTTATAATAGTATTCATCATAGCTCATAAGATTTGAGATATTATAATTGTATTGTTCTGGAATGAATTGGAATTTACCATCTCTTTGATTTAAAGCTGTTAAAGACATAATCTCTTCTTCATGATCAGGCATTAAAGCTATAACGTCACGCTTGGTTAAATAGTTACGTTTCCAAATGTAGTTACAATCGGATAGATCATGCTTCTTAAAGAACGGATCTATGATGAATGTATTATAGTTACAGTTATCAACTTTGATATCACCAGATATAGGATCATTTCTATAATCTACCCATACCTGTAAGAGATTCATTCCTGTTATTAATGCACCATCAAATGATTGGGATATAGTATCATAGATATTCTCTGTATTATTGAGCCAAGCCATAACTTTGGTGAATTGATCTGCTGTCTCATCATCACCATTCTCTATAGGAACTACGATAGTAGACTTTCTATTACGTCGTTGATGCCCACCAATCATATTTTTTATACGAAGAATTCTATTGAAAAAGAACTGTTTTTTACCATTAAATGGTACATTTCCGAAGGTGTTTTGCCATAATGTTTGATCGCCAGCAAGATAACGATAATCTAAATCTGCTTCACCCCAAAAAGCCTGTAGTATACTTATAGCTTGTGAATATGAAGCTTCCATCTTGGATAATATAGGCCTATCTTTCTCATCATAATACTGCGGACCAAGAACTGGAAAAATTGGCATTATATCTCCTTGTGATAAAAAGTGATTGTACGAGGATACTAGATTGTATCCCAAAGCAAATCAACTTTTTTATATAAAGATGTATGATAGTTCTATAAATAGAAATAAGATATCCCTATAGGATGATTTTAGAACTTTTAATGCCCTCTTCGTCTAACGGTCAGGACACTGCCCTTTCACGGCAAAAATAACGGGTTCGATTCCCTTAGAGGGCGCCAAAAATAGGCCTACAATCAAGCAGGCCTATTAATATTTAAAGTATCTTTTTGAGTTGTTCTTGAGTTAGAAATAGACATGTACTATGAATAAATCCATACACTAATGCATTGAGTATATCTGAGTCAGTATAAATGTATTTAGATAATCCAAAACGATCTGCAGTATTCCATAAAGCTGATAAAGCTAATGATACACCAGAACTGGTTGAGGCTTCTTTAATATCATGGTTTAAAAGAAAATCATGAGCCCCATGATAAATAGCACGATCAACATCAGATGCTTTTACAATACCATTGTTGATCACTTTACTATCTTTAATATATCCAGGAAGTTTTTCAACAACAGATATGTTTTTGCTTGTGTAAAATGCTAATGCAGCTCTTCCTGAAGTGTCTCTTGTAATAAAATGATAAAGTTTGATAGTGTCTTGAGCTATAAGATTATTATCCATAGTGTATACACTAAAAATCAATGATAATAAGGCTAATAAAGAGATTTTAAACATAGCTCGTCCTTTTATAAAAGATTGATAATTCCTATAAAGTGATATCATGATTCCAAATATAGTTCAATGATTATAACTTCTTTTTGAGTATCGATATCTTTTGTTCAATACCTCGATACATTAAAGCTTCTTTGATGTGATCAGGTAATATATTATCTTCTCCTGCAATATCAGCAATAGTACGAGCAACTTTAATTATTTTATGATAACTACGCATGCTCATATCAAACTTTTCAAAGCATGTATCTAGTAGAGTTCGTGCTGTCTCAGTTAAAGGACAATAGGTAGAAAGCTCAGATGGAGTTAAATAAGCGTTAACTTTATCTTGCGAACCATATCGTTCCTGTTGTTTTTGACGTGCTTTTATGACACCTTCTTTTAAAACAGCAGAGCTTAAATCACTTCCTGGATTATGCAATTCAGATATGTCTACACTTTGAACAAATATCTGTAGATCTATCCGATCTAAAAATGGTCCCGATATTTTGCGTAAATAGTTATAAATATGAATCGGAAAGCATTCACATTTCTTTTTATTATTGCCTACATTACCACAAGGACATGGGTTTAAAGCACAAATAAGCATAAATGAACAAGGAAATGTTACTGATCCTTTAGAACGAGCAATCGTAATCTGTCTTTGCTCAATAGGATTTCTTAAAGATTCAATAGCTCCTCTGCTAAACTCAGCAAGTTCATCAAGAAACAGAACTCCATTATGGGCTAATGACGCTTCACCAGGTCGTATCATAGTATGTCCACCACCAACTAAACCAGACTCTGATGTTGAATAATGTGGGTTTCTAAATGGCCTATCTTTTATAAAATGAGAGACTGTTGATATCGCTGAATGTATCCGATTAACTTCAAGAATTTCATTAGCTGACATAGGAGGCAATATACTTGGCAATGCACTAGCAAGCATAGTCTTACCTGATCCAGGAGGGCCCATTAAAATACAGTTATGGCTTCCAGCTGCAGCTATTTGAAGCATGCGCTTTGCCATTTTCTGTCCAGAAATATTAGCAAAATCTAAAAGCACAGGATCTTTTTGTTCAGGAGCAACTATAGAAGATATAGTAAGTTTCTTGGTCTGAGTAAACAGAATAAAATCATGAATAGAATGAACTGGTATGATAGTAATATCTGGAATATTGGTAAGTGCATCAACATAATTTTTAGCAGGAATAACTATATTTTTGATGCCAAACTTGTGAGCATCAAGCGCTACGCCCATAATGCCTGTGACAGGATTAATAGTACCATCAAATGAAAGCTCACCCATGATAACCGTCTCTTTAGTAAATGTACTGTTAAGACGTATCATACTGAAATGTGCCAAGATAGCAGTAGCAATTGGTAAATCGAACTGAGAACCGACCTTATTGAGCGTGGCTGGCGCAAGATTTACCACTATTCTCATTCCCTTTAGGTTAATACCTAAAACGCTCAATACAGCGGTAATTCGTTTTTTACTTTCTTGAACTGCACGATCAACCATGCCAACTATATTAAATATAAAACTATACCCATTAAACTGATCTGTAGATATCTCAACAGTAATAAGGTGCGTCTCTATACCGACAATAATAGCTGATAAAACTTTGGTAATATTAGAATTTTTATACTTCATAGAATACAAGCATAACATACATTGCATTTATTGCAATCAATGCTATCATATATTGTATGAAGAGCGAAAATGTAAAAATCGGATTATTAAATAAAGTACTACAGGGTAAGCATGTAACCAATGCTCCTATCGGATATGACCATACTATTATTAATGGTCAATCATTTATTGTTCCAGATGCTCGCGCTCCTATGATCAAAGAGACTTTTAAGCGTTATGCATATGAAAAAATAAGCATTAATACCTTAAGCATGGATATGGAAAAGAAATACGGATTTCCTCTTGCACGTTCTACTTTACATAAAGCATTAAAGAATCCATTTTATTACGGCAAAATGGTTTACAAAGGCCAGCTGTATGACCATAATTATGAACCTCTTATATCTGAAGAACTATTTAATGATGTTCAACAAAAAATAGGTAGCAGATCTTGCAATAGGGGAGCAAAGAAAGGATTCTTATTGCCATTTTTATACCGTAAACTTATAACATGTGGTCAATGTGGTGCAGTTCTTTCAGGTGACCTAAAAAAGGGACACTATATCTACTATCGCTGCACAACAAAACATGGCTATCCTGCAATAAAAGAGGAAGCAGTAACTGCAGTGCTTAAGCCATTATTTACATTGTATGGCATAAAAGAAGATATCTTTGAAGATCCACACCGTATGACCTTATGCTTTAATATGTTTATAGAATCTTGCTTTGTTAACTCTGAAGGTAAGATAGAAGTTAAGATTAGGACTCATATTAGTCCATCAAGTCATGCTTACATTGCCGATTATATTAACAATAAAAATATGATTGTACTGCAAAAGTCACCTGAAGCATTACATGCTGTTAAAGAGGCTATTGCTGATCCGATATTACAATACTGTATGCAACCAAAAAGTATTGACGAGATCGCTGAACATCTTGCTATTGAAATAACTGAAGCACAAACTAAGGTATTAGATCTCTATTTACAAAATTCATTAGAAGAAACGGAAGATAGTAGATGGAAAACGGTATAAAGAAACAAATAAGTATAAGAATAGATCAGGAACTTCTTGAAAGAATGAAGGATATGGTCTATTGGAATCCTGGATGGACTTTAAATGATCTCATCGAAATAACACTTAGAGAAACAATATATAGTATGGAAAGGTGCGAGAAAAGACCTTCAATTAAACTCAAGCCTGGTAGAAAAGTTACCTAATATCTCTAAATATGGGTGGTAAATTTGATTGCTGTCCATACACTGCACGTAAGTACATACTATCTAACTCATCTTTACTCATTCCATCTCTTGTTTTTGGTAATGATAACGCGAGGTACCTGGTTGCATCACTGTAGTGACTAGACCAATTGTGGAGTGGCGAAGAGCCATAGATCTTCTTTTTGGCATCATATTCTTGTCGATAGTTCTCTAATGCTTTAATGAGTTTTGAACATTTAACTTCATCTATCCATAAACGAGAAAATAGTGATCGCACTGCTTCGATACCATCCATAATAGATACATCAGGAAGCGCGGATATTGCGCGTCCTTGTTTATCTCTACGCATTTCAAATAATATACCAAGCTGTCGTGCCTTCTCTAAGCGGGATAATCCAGTTCCCCATTCAGTAACAGCAATATCGTGCGGAGCGAAATGTTTCCCATATGAATAAGGCTTAGAATCTAAGATGGTTTTATAATGTTCAAGGCCTTCTTTATTGTTCTCATAACAATCTATTATGCGCACAGACTGCCCTTGTATTTGATAGAATATGATACAGGTGCTATCTCTAACACCTATATCCCATGCGGTATTCACCAACACATTCGATAACCATGGAACATTTCCAATCTGATTAGATATACGCATCTTATCAATGTATTTAGTGTAGAAACTTCCTTCAACACCAAGCGAGAACGAGCAGTAATATTCCTGTTGTATTAAATCTTCGGACATTAATCCTTCATCTCTATCTCTTTGTATTTCTTCAAGTGGAATATGTTTGGTATCATCAAGCGTAAGTTTATAACAGAACCAATCTGGTGAATTATTTGCGATGTTATACAGATCAAAAAGATGATTATGTCCGCGTGGAGTGGATACAAAAAGAGCTAAGCCTTCGTTTCCTGCCAAGATTGGACGAATATATTGGAATGCACGTGGATCTTGTAGAGCATATTCTGAAAAGATACAGAGCTTTGGATTTGTCCCAACAAGCGAATCAACGTTATCGCTGCCCACCACCTGAAACAGTGAGCCATTGACTAATTTGATCTTCATTTCCTGGCCATTCTTTGATTCGATTAACTCCGATGGTATGTAATCTAAGATCTTCATACCATCATTATTCAATGAATCCCATAGAATCTTTTTACCTTGAGCATAGGTAGGAAAGATATAGTATACCACACAGACATTTCTGAGCATGTATCGTATAGCTATATTGAATGCAGTAATATCTTTACCAGCACGTCGAGGCATGATAGCAAGAACGCGTCGATACCCTTTATTTTCTATCGCTTCTATAATAGGGAGCTGATAGTCACGAGGTTGATATGCATCAAGAGTTATGTCCATCAACTACCTTCTTGCGTGGCCTACCACGTTTGATAGGGCTACGCTTAGATTTGGATTCTATCTTCTCTCTAAGCTTCATTAATGATTTAGATAAGACAGCTTGGCATTCACTAAGATTAAGTATCTCATCTCGTATCATGTTGAAGCATGATTGCATTCGCGCTTCAACATGACACGCTTTATGCTCATCCATCTCTAATTCTTTAATTCGTTGATTCATGTTATCAAGCTGATATCCTAATAATAATAACCCTATTATGAGCATGATTAATAAGATAAAAACTGCTGAAAGTGGGAGCTGTATACTCATTTATTTCTCTTTTTCACCATCATGGAATTCTAATTGTTTATTATGGTTCTCTATAGTTGAATTTAAATTATTGACATCTTCGTATAAAATTTCATTTATAGCATGTAAATCTCTATTGGCCCTCGTGATATAGTCGAGTCTATCTGAAGTATTATTAAGACGATAGCTTATTTTGGCTTGATCTTCATTATATCTATCATCAATGCGACGTAGTTCAATAATAACGATTCCAGCGCTAAGAAGCATTGCTGTTAAGGCTGCTTGCAACAACATAACGATCTCCTTTACCATAAAAGATAAAACTACTTCATTCATCGTGCTACTAATCCTTATTTTTTTCAATAGTAGGTTTATCAATGCCTGTCTTATTAACCCTATCAGGAACTTTCCCAGAAGAGCCAAAGTCTTGAAGGTATACGTTAAGCGGCTGTTTGTCAGGCGTAGGATTTAGTTCTTTTTTGAGATTGTTACGCCACTTTTCAACTTTACGATAGTCTTTACTATACATAGTCATTGCAAAACGTGCCATTGAAGTATCTCCACGCATAACACTTTGCTCAAAGATACGTAATCCAGCTCTCTCTTTAAACTCTTGCATCATATTTTTAAGATCAGGGCACTTCTTACAATAATAGTTTAGATCGTCATATGTTAAATTATGCTTCTGTCTCCATGGAAGCATAGATATCATTCTTTTATCTTCTTCAAACATAAGAAGAAGATCTTGTCCATATCTAATAAGTAATTCTTTAGGAATCTTCCATGTTTCTTTACTATTTAAAGCAAGCTCTGCATTGAGCTCTCTGCGCTTGGAATCTTTTGATATTTTCTTCGGCTTTGTGCTATGTTTTTTGGTTTTCATGCTTTTTATCTCGATTGACAGGGGTTATTGAGAACTCTGTTCGTGGCTCATATGCATAGATCTTGCGTGCGGAAATTGAAGAAACTTGAGCATCATCTTTATAGATTATGGAAGTACCGATTTCACAAACGAATTTGATAAGATTATCAAGATCTGGGCGTCCGTGATGTAGAGTATTCTCTTTTAAAGGTTTTAGTTTTTTTGGTACATTATTCATATTCATGAAGAATGTTACATCAAGATGGAGAGGGCCATCAAGAAGAGGTTTTTCATTATGTTGATTTTGCACATGAATACCATAAACGAGTTTAGCTGATTGTTGAGCATCATACATCTTTCTTTGATAAGATATACGAGGTCTCATGAGGGGAATGGGATCACCAGGTACAATGTATATCATGTATATTCCTTTAAGGCATTAAGATAAGATTTATGGGATTCATAATCTTTGACTTTATGATCTTTGGGATAAGCCTGGATGTAGAGGGTGAATAGCTTTTCATTTTTATAGCATCCGAGATTAAGCATAGTCTTTCTGAAAGGATTCATGATCTCTCCATTGGCATACATAGCAGCTATTCCATCAGGGGTTAACTTAGTCTTTTCTATCTTCCAGAATTCTGTTTCTATATCTTCTTTGTGAGGTTGTTTAGGGAAATGAGTGGTAGAATTTGGATCGAGAGAATATTTTTCACACGCTTTGTAAAATGCATCATATCTTGGTTTTAAATCATGTTTTATTGTCTGGCACTGTTGTATGCAGTAATCAAAAAACTTATCGTAATCAGGAAATTCTGAGCATGCTTTGAAGTAATTATACACTGCCATTGAAACACCTTCGGGAATAACAGAAAGTTTCATCTTTCCGAAAGTGGTCATATGTAATTCTTTGAATTCATCAAGACTGGGATAATAATGCTTGCCTTCATTCATAGCTATTCCTATCTTTTAAATTGTCTTCATCTGGCGACAATATAGCATTATGAATAGGAGTTGGAAAGATTATTTACCATGGAAGAGTAAGCACTCCAACTATAAAAAATCTTCTTTGGGCGCACTTCTGGCATTGGAATGTTGGGCGGAAATCTAAAATTAGCTAAAATATCTTTGATTAGAGATGGATCTTTGCCTGGAGTTGGATTTTCTACTCCATTTACGCTCCCTTTTTGGGATTTTTCTTGTCTGTTTTGTACATTATAAAAAGAAGAATTAAATATATAAAGTCCTTTATTATATAGTGTCGGATTGTTATTCTCAAGATGCTTTGAAAGCCTTTTTTGTAATGATCCAATAAAACAGAAAAATGTTGCGGACACCTTGGCTAAAAATGGATAAAGATAACACATCTTACTTCTGAACTCAGAAGATGGGTCTCTAAGTGCTGGTGATATTCTGTAAGATGATGGAAGAGTTACAAAAACTCCTGGTTTTATCTCTTTTTGATGATACGTTAGAGTAATAAAGTTTAAATCTCTTAATTGTCCTATGATTTCATTAACGTGACTACGCGTAAGTCCAAGATATCTGGCAATAGTTGCCTGAGAGACACGCATACTGTATCCATAAGCAGCTCTATATAATAAATAACCAAGAACTCTATATAAACCTTCTTTATATTTGAATCTACTTTTCTCGATAATAGCAATTATTTCATCTGGAATAGAAGCTTTATAAATCTTTAGATTTATATTGACTTTATTTTTTTTGTTTGTTATTCTAATATTCATAATTTGATATTCCTTTCGGTTAGTTTCGATGGTGATATTAAGTTCATAATTATTTGATTCCAGTCGAATAGTTAAAAAACCCGCTACTGTTTTTGAGGTATTTATGTTGATTTTTCATGTTGCTTCCTTATGTTTTATGGTTTTATTAGGTATTTTGTCGTTAAAAGAACTATATCAATCCAAAAAGGCACTGGCAAGTCTTGAAGAAGAATTTGTTAAGTTGTTGTCCATAAAAAAAGAAATAAAATCACTAGAAGATAGACTCTTCGGCTTTGAGAATACCACGATCAGATCATTAGATTCTCAAGTTACTGACATTCGCATAGAACTCGATTTACTCAAGAAAAAAATATTTTCACAAAAAGTTATAAATCCACAAGATGGTTACTAAAGTATTTGTTTTTTTATGGATAATAATGAAACAAACATATGCACTTCATTTAGTAGTGGGTGATATGCCCTCCGGCGAAAGCCGGGGGGGAATTTATAAACCACTCAAAGGATAATCATGGAAATGTTTAGCACAGAATTTAAAGATATCGCTGCAGCTTTAAGTAAAGCTCAAGGCGAATTCACTCAGATACCAAAAGGTAAAATAGGTGCTTGGGGCGCTTATAGCACTCTCGATGATTATGAAAAAGCTATTCGTCCAGCTATGGTAAAACATGGATTAAGTTACTCTCAGATCATTGTTAAAACAGAGACAGGCCATGATCTCATTACCATGATTCTACATAGTAGTGGCCAATTCTTAAGATCAGCATTAAAATTGAATCCTGAGAAACAGACTATGCAGGGGTTTGGTGCTTGCATTACCTATATGAGAAGATACGCTCTTGCGGCAATTTTGGGACTAACAGGTACAGAAGATGCCGAAGATAGTAAAGATGAAGTTCCTTATGTAAGTAATAATAAAAAAAGTTTACCCTCAACCAATGACATCATAACTCTAGAACAGGCAAATGAACTTTATATACTCGTTGATCAATCCAGTAATCCAAAAAAATGCCTAGGAAATATATTATACGCCAACAAAATAGAAGAATTAGAACATCTTCCTGAAAATAAATACGAAACCATTAAAGACTATATTCTTCATAAATTCAAAGCTTAACTCTTAGAAATGTAACCATCGAAGATGTCTTAAGCACAGCTGTCATTTTGGTGACACTGCACTAACAAAAGGGGCTCTTGTTAAAGGAGCCCCTTTTGAATGAGAAAAGAATGATGATGAGAATCTATTCTTGCACACCATACACTTTAGTCAATATAGGCAATATTTTATTCTTTTCTTCGTCAGTAAGCTCAGCCTCACCAACTTTATCCTCAACTCTTATTCTTCTTTTCAACTTCTTAGTATAGAAGATGTTACTATCCCTATCCCAGTAATCACCAATTTGTCCATCACAATCATTCACCACGAAATGATCTAGAGGCGGAAGCCATCTTCCCCCATCCCAGATAACCACATTTCGTACAAGACAAGTTTTGCTATCAATTATTGCATGCGAGTTTTTCATATGTATTCCTTATGAAGGGGTAAATTTAATAGATATAGTGCCCTTAATAGCTCCCGTAATAGCCAGTGATGCTTCAAATTGAACTGTATCACCAATACTTACAGAAACTGTATTTACAAGATCACTAAATACTCCGGTTGCACCAGCTAAATAACTCACTCCCATAGCCGTATTTACGCCATTCTTATTTAAAATGAGAGTATTGGTATTAGTAGCACTGTTTGTCCCTATATTGAAGTAGAGGTCGCTAAATGTTCCTGAAATTGGCATTGTATATTGTCTATCCACTTGATTTGTGCTGCTATCTCCAAATAGTGAAACATAACTAGGTAAAATTGTAGAGTTTATATCATGGCTTGCCATTCCTACTATTTGCTGAGCCGCGCCACCACCAGATGAAAGAAACTCATAAATAACAACCATACCATCGGCACCATCTCCACCATCTCCTGATGTATGACCTAGAGAACAACCGCCTCCCCCAGCGCCACCACCCCCAGGGAATCCACCATGTCCACCACGAGTTCCATTGGTGTTAACTCCTGAATTACAGCCCCCGCCACCACCAAGTCCGCCTGAAAATATCCCATTGGCTGCTACCGTAGATGCATCAGAGCCATCTGTTCCTGGCAACCCAGATGAAGCCGCAGATCCAGCCGCTCCTGTAACAGCATACGATCCTGACTGACTCCAGATGCCACCACCTCTTCCTCCTGCATACGATACTGCACTCAATAGAGAGCCACCACCACCACCACTCGTTGGAGAACCTGCCAATGTTGGTGTAAAGTAATAGCTTCCTCCATAACTCAAAAGATAGGGGCGAACATTATATTCATTAAATCCGCTAGGCTGCCCGCCGCCTCTGTCTACCGAAGATAGACCATTGGTAAGACCCCCTGTAGAAAGAAATAAAAATGGCGCTGTATTGTTAAATACTGCTCCTGGTGGCGTCACAGGGAATGAACCTGAAGGGCTACCGCCTGTCCCTCCAACATCAAGAGCTGTAAATGTTGGTGATGCAGCGCTTAATGAAGCAATAACACTCTGCCCAGGTAATCCACCAACTAAATCATCAACCGATGATATCGATCCCGTAGCGCCATCATTACCATATAATCCAGTTCCAGCACTCGTTACTCCAACTCCACCAGACCCGCCAGCCCCAATAGTAACTGTCGCATTTGCTCCAAAACTTGATCTTGGCAATAGATAGAATGATGCTCCTATACATGATCCACCACACCCACCAACTCCCGTTGATGAGGGTGTTCCATTTCCAGAAGTTCCAGAAGCTCCTCCTCCGCCACCTGACCATATTTGTACATAGACATATTCAGTATCTGCATGAGGAACCCATACATCCGAAGAGGTAAATGTGGTTGTAATTATTCCACCACCCCCACCACCAGTAGAACTTATAGTAATCTCTCCAGGAATACTAACATCATCAATCGTAATATTAGAACCCGCAGTAAGCTTAGCTAGATTAGGAACGCTACCAGTTACACCAATCATCAATTGACCTGTAGTCATAGGTAACAGACTATCTAATGATCCTGAAGCATTACCAACAACAGGTGCATGATCAGTAAATCCATACAACTCAGCAGTCACTGTGTTACCAACACCCGTAGTCTGAATATGAGACGCATCTCCATACACATTCAGCGTTCCAGCTGCTGGTGAAGCATTGCCCGCATCCGTCTGAATAGTGGTAACTCCAGGTCCAGCCCCAGCTACCGACAGATCTAATGTATTTGGCCCTGGCGTAATAGTCACGCTCAAATCTGTTGATGTTAAATCAGCAAATAGAGGCGTTGCTCCTGTAGCTCCAATAACAATCTGACCATCAGTACCCAACGGCAATGATGTTAAACTACCTAATGCATTACCGACCTGAACTGCATTATCAGTCGTTCCAGAAACTGCTGCCGTAACCGTATTGCCTGCTGCTGATGTGGTTATATTATCACCACCAAAAACATTCAGTATTCCAGCTATAGGTGTAGCCGAACCACTATCTCCATCAATCTGAACAGCAACCGTCCCCGCTGCCGATATTGTAATGGTATCTCCAGCGCCAGACGTACTAATAGCTCCAGATCCAATAATGTTAAGATTATTGGCGCTCGGCGCTGCTGTACCAACATCTGCTGTATAGCTATAAGATATCGTTCCATCATCTGATAATGTAATAAGATTGGCTCCAGGATTGCCGGTAAACACATAATGTCCACCTCCATGAAGGTCAATGTTATTACTACCATCACCAGGCACAGCTCCGCCCAAATCACCTGTAATAGTCTGTATGCCGCCTCCACCGCCACCAGTTATCTCTTTCCAAGTACCTTGACCACCCTCTTGGCTTACTAATACCCACAACTGTTGAGTCTCTGAGTTAAGCCATTGGCATTGAAGTGTAAAATTACTATAATCGTTTATGGTGGGATTTCTTTTGTAAATAACCGCTTGAGTAGGGTTGACTGGGTCAACCCCTACATAAGAGAGTGGATTCAATCCACGCAATCTTGTTGCCATAGATCAACTCCTAGATAGAATGTAATTCTCTACCTTTTCTATCTTTATAATCTTGTTGAGAAAATACCAACTGAGCAAATGCATCATCATCAAGAGGAACAGATTCAACTCTTCCCTTTAATTTAGGCATCCATTCATCACGAAGTCGCTTCATACATTGTTCATACTTATGCATAAGGACCCACTGTAATCTTCTTTCCAAATCAGAATCTAATATGTCCGCATGTATATCATTGCATATAACTCTTTTTTGTACTTCAGAAAGACTGAATAACTCTCTGTTGTTTACTGAAATTTTCATAAATTATCCTTCGGATTGCAATCCTTTTAACAAATTAAACTTCCCATAAAATAACCGCGTGGAGTAGTCGTACTCACCGATGAAACATTAATTGTCTTAGTTGATCCTGATATGGTAATCGTTATTGTACATGTATCACCAGCATCCATATCAGCCAATGCTGTCAGTCTATATGTAGTTTGACCATCAGAAGAAAGAGCTCCAGCCATCTCATAAGCATCCCAAATACATCCATTAAATGTCCTATTACTCGTTGTTATAGTACTTACTGCTTCATTAAATAATCCAGCTGTTACATTATCAACCCATGGACTACCATTAATTCTATATTTACCAGAAACCGGTGCTGTGAATGTAGATCCCGAAAGATCTCCGTTCTGATCAAATAACTCTGTGTCCCATGCAACAGTGTAGACTGTCCCATCTCCTGTCACATTACTTACAGTTGCTGCAAGAACTGTACTAAAAGCAGACTGTATAGGCTCTGTAGATTCACCAGTGCTTAGAGCAATAAATCTACTGTTTATTCCTAATGTTCCTCCTGAAGATATATGATAACTTCCCGTTGACTGAACAACCCCTTCAGTTATCTTATCTGTTCCATTAATACTGTATTTAGTATACGTATCAGCAGAAGACCCTGGGTCAATCGTGAATGGAGCACTACTATTATTGAGACTATTCGTTTTCATTATATCTCCAGATTTCCTGAGAACCATGAATAAACAGTTGCACTACTACCACTACCCAAAACATCAACCACTTGACCGCCTCCAATTACATTTAATTTAACTACAGCGGTATCTCCGGTATCCATATCACCAAGAACTGTTGTATAAAAAGAAAAGTTCCCAGTCGCAGCCACCCGTGAATTACCACAGTTAACCTGCATATAATATGTACGATTAGATGTAGTAATAGAAAATCCAGAATTATTCATTGCTAATGCTATACCACCACCCAAGACCCCCGATTCAAAATAATATCGACCTGTTACCGGTGCTGTAAATGTAGACCCAGAAAGATCATTATTCTGATCAAATATCTCTGTATCCCATGCAATCGTATATTCTGTGTCATTTCCTGTAACATTGGCGATAGTAGTATTCACAATAGTCAAAAAAGCAGACTGTAAAGGCTTTGTTATTTGACCACCTGAAGTTATAGTAAGTGCATCATTTGTTCCTAATGTTCCTCCTGAAGATATATGATATGAAGAGTTAGTATTATCAACACCTGTAGTAAATTTAGAAACACTACTAATTTCATATTTAATATATGTATTTGAAGATGAACTTGGGTCAATTGTGAATGGGGCACTACTATTATTGAGACTATTTGTTTTTGCCATAATTATCCTTTAACAGACTAAGAATCCTGAAAACCAACAATCTGGGCCCCCACCTGATCCGCCAGATAGATCGTCTGTATCTCCAGCTTCTCCGGTAACTTGTATACTCACTGTTGCGGTATCTCCAGCATCCATATCTGTAATAGTACATTCTGAAGCAGTAATATTTTGATTGCCAGCAGCTCTTGCATATTGAGTGAAATAGGTCCTATTACTTGTTGTAATTCTAATATTTGCAGTAGTTGCTATGGTACAACCTATAATAAGTATCTGCCCAGAAAGATTATATCTACCTGTTATTGGTGCAGTAAATGTTCCATTAGTATTCATATCACCATTTTGATCAAACACTTCAGTCAAGGCGGTAGTTCCTAATGTATAAATAGTCCCGTTTCCCGTTATATTATTTATCTGATTTGGTGCATATGCAAAGAATGCTGGCTGTAAAGGATAGTTTATCTCGCCAGTATCTTGGGCTACCATTATATTTCCTGTAGCAGAAGCCAACGAAAAGTCTGATGTACCATATTTTAATGCAAGACTTGATGTTGTATTAGTACTACCAACAGTTACTGTTTTAGCAGCTGCTCCAGTTCCAATATTAATCGTAGACGCAGTAGCATCATTTGAGATATTGATTGAAGTGCCGGTTATAAAATGCCCTGCGACAGTAGTAATAGCAGATGCTCCACTAATACCAGATGAAGTTCCAGTAAAAGTAATAAATCCTGTACTTAAAGATCCTGCACCAGAAACAGAAATAGCATTAACATTAGAACTGTTGACTACTGACCTTACCAATCTCAATGTATGGGAGCCGCTAACCGATATAGCTGTAGCAGTTCCAGAAGAGTATAGATTATAATTGGTAGTAGAAGTTCCATTACCAGCTACCGATATACATGTTGCATTTTGTGCAGAAGTATCTATTTGGCTATAGATATTTTGGAAACTACCAGATCCTGTTGTTGATATAGGACTCAATAAATTGGTATAAAAATATTTTACTACGCCTGCTGAATTTGAAGCACTCGTTGAACTTCCTCCGCTATTAGTAGTATTACAATATCTATATTCCATTGTTCCAGGACTACTCATAGAATGCATTGCTATTCCAGTTGTTCCCAAATCAATAATAGATTGTGCTATTAATATCTGAGATGATGCACTTGAACTTGTAAATGATATTGCAGTATTATTTGTAGCATTAATATAACAGTTTGATAATTTTAATATAGATGCTACAACACCAGTTACAGATATACAAAAATTAGAGTTTGTCTGAAGGCGCATATCGGATATAACAACAGTTCCAGCTGCACTAAATGTCACATTACCAATAATAGTTACCATAGGAGTTCTTTCAGCGCCAGAGGGTGCTGATAAAGTAACTCCTGCTTTTAAAGTTAAGTCCTCTGTATAGGTTCCACCGCGTACAAAAATATTATCGCCAGAAGAAGCAGCGTCAATAGCTGCTTGAATAGTTGTATGTGTTCCCTGTGTAGCGTTTGGCGATACTACAAATTTAGCAACGGTAAATGTATTCGTGCTTAATTGCTGTGCCATGTATTCTCCTTTTAAACTACAGTTAAGTTTCCAACGGCATTGATGACATTCCAATTAGAACTTGCACCGGCAACAACACAGACAATTTCAAGAGAATCTCTTATTGCTGTTGATGTTATGCTTCCTGCCACACCAACAGTAGTTGATGAAGAACCAAAGAATATCTGCTGATTGGCATTCTGAGCTATGCGCCAACCGACTGCTGTATTTATTCCTGTTATTTTAATGATATCACCAATTGCACTTGTTGCTGGCAATGTCATGGTCAAGAGACCTGCTTTATTGGCTATATAACCATTGCTTGCAACAGCATTCGCATCTACCGTAGTTACCGTCCAGACAAAATTTGTTGCACCTGAATCAGATCCAAGCTCTCCTGTAACTGTATTAATTGTTACATAGTTTTTGTTGGCTACAACGCCACTGGCAACATTCAATGCATTTATCTTTCCAGATCCATTTGGTCTGAATGTAAGATTTCCATTAGCCGTTGGGTCAAAGATGATATTAGCCGTTGTTTCATCAGGTACTACGTTATAGACTGCTGATGTATTGAGTGTGTATACTGCATTAGCATCATCAGCACCAAAGGCTAATGAGTTTGCAATATTATTTTCAATATAAACAAATGGTCCATTAGGACCAGATTTAGTAATTAACGATTGTGCCATTCTCTCTCCTAGTTATAAATAACACGTAATGTTGCCAACCAATTATAGGTCATTGCGACAACGCCAGTTACATAAATATTAAGATTTGTTCCGGCTCCGGCAAAAGTCATAGCGGGAGCTCCACCGGAATCAAAAAGAAGATTTCCTTGGTTACCGACTATAGTTGTTCCGCCACCACTATTACGTGCAACAACGGTAAGATTTCCTCCTATAGCTGTTGCATAAGTATTCTGAGGCGCAACAACACTTATGCTTACTGTTACAGCTTCATTAGCAGCAACGGGCACTGTTGCTAATAATGTTGGTGTAGCATCGGTAGTCTGAACCGAGAACTGAGACGTTCCATCTATATTAATAGTTAATGTGTTCGTTCCTGGATTACCAGCAACTGTAATAACTCCTAATTGGCCAATGATATTAATATTACCATTAATATCAGGACTAATGACCCCTCCGGTATCACCGGTAAGTTCTAAAAGATCTGTTCCGCCCCCACCTGCGGCAGATAAAGCACCACTTTGTGACATAGTATCTCCTTACCAACGAGTTGGTTTTAATATTGGGCGTAGAATCCTGAAACAGCTACTAATCCTGAAGTAGGAGCAGATGCAAATTTCACGAAAAATTTAGTTCCTTGACTGACTGATAATTCAGATGCGCGCTCACCTCTATTGGTTCCAAAATCAAACAGTTGGAATGATTCTGCCGCTAAATAGATATGATCATTTACTCCATCAAATGATATATAGATTGGCGCATTTGTTGCATTCTGAAAATTCAAAATTCTACATGGATAGGGTAATCCTGTAGATGATATTACAGTATATGATCCTGTTATACTTCCAAAAGCCATTGATTGCAATGGAATTGGATACGCTCTGACTGCTATTGTGTTACTTGCCATATTATACTCCCATATGGAATGCATAGGTAGCTATATATACTTTTCCAGAACCTGAAGATTCTGCTTTTAGATAATAGCCATCCATTCTTAAAAAACCTTTATTACTATCAGGAAAATCTACATCTATTCGGGATTTCGGTAAGACTATATCATGATCTTGAGCCCCGTCAAAGCTCACAATGACGGGGATATTACTTTCATTGGTAATATGAACTGAAGAGATACATGCTATAGAGGCAACCAGAAATTCTGAGTAGGTTTTAGATAATCCTTCAACATCTACTTCAATCAACGGTAGTGCATATACCATATTTTTCATATTACTTTTCCTCTACAGCTGCTTGTTTGCTTTGTAGATTCTGAATATTCTCATTAGCTCTTTTGGCAACTTCAGCCAAGAACTCAAAAAGAACATCATGACATTCTACGGCTGGTGCAGAAGTTGGAAAAACAAATTCATAGCGTCTGTCTTCTTTAGTAACTTCAAATGAAACTAATGATTTTAATGTAATTTCCATAGATATATCCTTTTAACCTAATACAAAGAATGTGATTGTTACGTTGCCATTCAGAGCAGCAGCTCCATTGTTCTTTAACGTTACTTCGAATGAACCCGCAGCACGTTTCACACGCATTACGGTCATTTGAGCGTCATTAGCACCTTCATTACATGCTGTTACAAATATTTGTGATGATGTAGTCACTAGTGAATTGGTAATCGTAAATACTTGAGAAGCAGCAGAAGCTGTGGTGAATCCTGTAAAAGTTACCGATCCGACATTGACGTTGAGTGTTGAAGCAGCGGTTGGAGAAGCTTGTGTATCTGTTGCGGCATCAATAGTTACAATGCCAGCACTCGATAAGTTTATTCCGCCTGTTCCAGCATTAACGTTAACAGCAGTTGCGCCAGTTACATTACCAACAGTAAGTGTACGAGCAGCAGCTCCTGTACCAACATTAATTGCTTGAGCAACAGCATCATTACCAATATTAATTGCGGCAGCTGAACTATTTAATGATAATGCACCAACAGCATCAATATCCACTGCAGCACCACCTGAAATAGCAATAGCGCCAGATAATGCATTACCGATACTGATTGCACCAGTGCTTGTTCCGGTATTAATAGAGGTGTTTACGTTAACACTATCATTTATAAGAGTAATAGCATCGATATTAACCGTTGTTAATCCATCAGCATTACCACAATTGACCACTTTGGTTCCACCGCCAGTTCCTGTTGATATATTAACAGTGGATGTACCAGAAGCAGCAGTACCGCTATTAATATTAACAATAGATTGACCAGTAGTTACGTTACCTGCACAAAGATCAGCTCTCTTTATGGCGGCAGCATTTGTTGTTGCACCATCAGCAGCAATTTCAACTAAATCAGTAACAGCAGTCGTTACTGTTCCACCAGCAATGGTTGTTGTTCTTGAAGAGGTTGGTGTTAAATTACCAATATCGAGCACAGAACAATCAGCTTGATCGCCAATAGATATACCTGCTGATCCAGCTTCTAGTATGATACCACCAGCAGCACCTGAAGCTGAAATAACAATAGCATCAGCAACTGATTCTGTAGCTGTTAGATTGATAGATCCAGCAGCAGAAGTGAATGATATATCTTGAGCTGTAGAAGATGCGACAATACCACCGCCACTAGTTAAATTAATAGCATCTGCGGCAGTACCACTACCTTCAATAAGAACATCACCCAAAACACCATGAATGTAAACCTGTCCGCCGCTAGATGCCGTTAAAGATATATCAGCAGTCCCTGATCCGCGTGAAGAGAAGAGCGCTACTCCACCAGCATCAGATCTTAAATAGACTGAATCATCACTGGTACCCTGCTTACTCCAAATAGTAATATCTTCATTGGCACCACCATCAGCAATGATATAGATAGCAGCATCAGTATTGTCACTTGTTTCAAGAAGAATAGGTTGAGTACTTGTGACAGTTAAATCTGCAAGGTTAATAGATCCACCAAGCGTAAGATCTCCACCTACCGTTAAATTACCAGCAGAAATATCAACATTACCAGTAGATACTATGAGATCTCCAGTTGTAACGGTCAGATCACCTGGGTCTACGGTTACAGCGGTAAATGTTCCCACACCAGAACCTGGTGATGTTGTCCAATTAGGAACATTAGAAGTTATGCTAGCAAGCATATATATAGTAGAATTAGGAACATCTACCCATATGGTGCCCAATTGAGCTAAATCTTTAGACGTAGGCGCTCTTTGAGCGATGATAGGTGCTGGCGGCAGCTGAATAAGAGCCTGTCCCACACCATATACATATTCAACTTTGGAATGACTGATTGCCATAATAATCCCCTTCGGAATACAATCCTTGTGATAAACATTTTTCTCACAAAAACATGACTCCCATTCAAAATCAACTTATTGTTGACATTGAGTTTATATTCTTATATTCTTATATTTATAGGTCAATATTATTTCAGAAGGCAACAGATGATAACGGACAAAAAGCAGTTGATAGTAGAAGTGAGCGAGAGATTTCATGCTGATGTTAAGTCTTTAGCTATAAAGAAAAGGACTTCTCTTAAGCAGGTAGTAATAGAAGCGTTAGTTGCTTATATTACTAATGAGAGGAAGAAAGATGGGATTAATTGAATTTGGATGCATGTGGATTTTTTTATGGATTATTATGCCAAAATCCACATGCTGTTATCGTTATGATACCGAAAATAGACATTCTGATGGATGCTCAAATTATGATTCTTGGGCTCGCTGAGATTCTTTAAGAGCCTTTATTATTTCAGCTCTATCTTTAGCTGGTAAGCTTTCTAAAACTTTATCAGAAGAAGATTGTAAATCATCCAATGCTTTTTTAGTTAATGCAGCATTTTGAGCAGTACTTGCTTTGAAAAGTTTTCCCATAGCATCTCTAACAGCTGGACTTTGCATCATTTTTGTTGCGAATTGTCGTGCGGACTCAGCAATAGATAATTTCATAAGTGCTTTATAACCACCACTAAGCCAAAATGCTGCGCCAGCATTAAAACTTCTTGGATTAAGATTTTCTGCCACAACTTGTCTAGCATCATCAATTGCATGATATGTTCTCCAAAAGTCATTAGCTTTCTCTAATAATTTTCCCCCTTCAGGAACAATAGTATCGCTAAACTTTTTCAGTGCATCATCCTGTATTTTAATCATTTCCTTTAATATGCCTTTTGCTTGATCAGGAGTTTTACCACTTGCTAATCTGCTTCCCATCTCTTTAATATTGGTCCAAAGAGCATCAGGGCTTATTAAACCATCAGCTTCTTGAAGCGTATCTTGAAGAAAAGATTTTTCATTTCTTAAAAATGATCCGGCTTCTGAATGTTGAGATAATCTCTCTATTTTTTTGCCTAATGATCCTGTATCTCTTAATTGATCTCTTAAAGGATTAAGATCGACTTTCTTTCCTTGCTGAATAGCAGGATTAATCACTTGATTATCAAATTCATTATAAGCTTTTTGCCCTAAACTTTTTGTGAATCCAGGGAATAAACTATATGTTAAATATATTCCATTTTGAACATTCTTACCAAATTTCTCACTACCAGTATATGCTTCTGTAAGCCATCCTGCGGCTTTTCCTGTAATGGCAACTCCTGATGCTTTTAATATATTTTTTGCTATAGAAGGAAGTTTTTCTGGTGATATATTAGTTATATTTCCCATTATTTTCTTCATTATATCTTTAGCTTTGTCTGCACTATTAACTCCACTTAAAACTGAATAGGCAGCTCCTTTTAAAGGATTAGCAATGACACCCATTACATCTCCTACTTCGTTCCATATTTCATCTGTAGGATTTTGAGATGCTACATATTTTTCAGCATCTGTTCCTTTTACTGCTTTTGATAGGCCTTTTTTTAAAGTTTGTGTAGACGGAATAAGATTTAATGCATCCTCTTCCCTATCGCCTCGTTCAAGATTTCTTAAAATATCTTGCGCCGATCTATGTTCATATGATCCGGGTTCACGATTTTGTAATTCCTGCTTCCATCGCTCTATTCCCTCTAATCGTTGTTCTGGATTTAACCTTTCAGGGCCTCTTAAAGCTTGTAAAGCGAATGCAGCGGTATCACCTCCTGAAGCTAGTCCAACTGCTCTTGTTCCTAATCCAGCAAGTAAATTACTGGTTTTAGTTTTAAAATTAGATTCATGTTGATTGGCTTGAGCCTGTTGTTGCTCTAGCATCTCTAAATTCTTAACTGTCTCCGGTGATATTTGATCTGTTGGAACTATCTGTCCACCAATCTGAATAGCTAAAGGTTCATTATTATTTCCACGAATAATAGTTGGCATCTGATTTTGACTCATGCCTTGAGATGATCTTCCTGTGCCAAATATTTTGCCGGCAATATCTGAAACATGCTCACCTAAAGATTTTTTCTTCAAATGCTGCTCTAGCCAAAACTTTCTTTGCGCAGGGTCTTTGATATCAAAAACATAATCAGGAACATTATGTTGTCTTCCTAATTGTCTTTCAATTTGAAGATCTTCTTCATCCTGTTTCTGTTTAGCAAGTTGAGACATCCGCTCTTCTCTTAATTTATAACCTTCACCAAGCCCTTCGCTAATAGCATCATATAAATAATTTTTTCTTGCCATCTTACATTCCTCCAGTAACTTTTAAGTATTCAGGTAAGGCTTTACGTATAATTCCAGCGCCTATTTGCGTAACATCACCATATCCACCACCGTCATTCTTTAACTGAGCTACACTACGTTGGCTATTTCTATACATATCACCCAATGTTCCGAGAGCCTGTCCTCTTCTTGCCAGTTCTTGTTGATTCTGAGCTAATCCAAGCTGCGCAAGATCATGTCTTTGACCGAACTGTTGGTTTCTCAATCCCATTCCTAAAGAGGCAATATCTTTAGATCTTGTTAACCCTAAAGCTTGTTGTCCTTGAGCTAATGATCCTAAAGTACCTGCACGCTCTAGGCCATATTGAGATTTCATAGCTGCAAGTTTTGATTCTAGATCTGATCCGGCTTTACCTAGTTGACCTATAAGGGCAGAACTATTTAATCCCCCCGCTCCAGCAAATTGCTCTGCAAGACCCGGGACGGTCTCTTCTCTGAATTGCTTACGAGCAAGATCGGCAATAGGTCCAAACTCAGTATCTTGCATAAGTTGAGGGGTATAATCCTTGAGCTCATCAAATCCAAGCTCTTGTCCTGTAGGAAGATCCTGCTGAATAATATCAGCCATAGCCTGTGTATCGAGTGATGGGAATTTCCCTATAAACTCATCGGGATTCCTTGCAAACTGATCCGCATAATTGAGAGCGATCTGTTGCAATGGTTCGGGTAACGTTTGAATGACTTTAATATCATCATCACTGTATTTAACGGGAGTATTACCCTTCTTTATATTTTTATTCTGTTTATATTTGCTAATCCACCCACCAATAAGTCCAGCGAGTGAAATTGCTGCTCCGGCTGCAAGCGCTACAGGAAAAGGCATAATGATATACTCCCATCAATTTTGAATTTTAAAATGTACGGTGTTAGCATAATACGTAGCCCTAATTTTTCACAAGTATTTTATATGAAGGATGTCTATGGCAGTAAATAATGATTTTGGAGTCTTTCTCCCCTTAACATCCATTTATGATCCGGAATCTCTTCAACAAGCTGAAAAAATTAACCCTGAGATGAAGAGTTTTATTATCTCGAGTGCTCAGCAATACAATAACATAGCCAATGTACTCAATATAAAAGAGACCGCTTACTATATAACCACTGAACTGCTCAATAGCCAGATCTGGTTTAAACAGGCTCCCTTTAATCAGGGGGAATCACCATTCCGTAACGCATATAGATTAGTAGTTAACTTTGGCGCATTACGAGATACTGCTACAAAGAGTGTACCTCATAATATACAGGGTCTAACAGCTGGTGTTATGTCATGGACAAAGATCTATGGTGTAGCAACTGATGCTGCCGGTAATGGAATACCTATTCCTTATGCATCAGGAACTGCTAACGATAATATAGAAATATGGGCAGATTTAACAAACGTTCATATAAAAACATTGAAGAACTATAGTGCATACACAACGACATATGTTGTGTTGGAATATTTAAAAAACTGATATACTTTAAATACTCCTTTTTTTATGTATGCCGTAAATACAGCATGCATTTTTTGGGCTTGTTGAATGTTTCAGACAAGCCCTTTTTCATTTCTATGGCTAAAATACAGAGTAACAATAAGATATGCATGGTCATTATACAAGGTCAATGCATCAGTTTTAACATAAAAACTTTAGCCTAGTCATAAAAAGAGGTGAAATGAGCATCTATTCATGTATGACATTAATTGTGCAGCAGCTGCTGCACAATTTCATAGGTTTAAATATTATGCAATTATCTTTTTTATAAAATCTGTATTTTTTTATATTTTGTAAAATCATACCATCTATTAAACATGTTCCATCTTCATTTATATCAATACGAATGACTTCAGATAGCTTTCTTTTTCTTCGCATCTTTTTACATCTATCCCAATAGAATTATTCACGACTTTTTAAAATATTTAAAATTTTAGCTAATTGTTCGTATTCTTGTATTTCTGGAAGCTGCCTTAGCTCATTAAGTTTATTATTTAATTCTTCTTCACTTAATGGTTCATATAAATCATGTAGATCCTTTTGATGTAGAAGCTCTATAGCTTCACATATAAT